TTACGCGCCAAAATTGGCCTTTATGAAATCCTCCATGCGGGCGGCGCTGTCCTGCCTCATGCGCTCCGTGAAGTGACCGTATCTATCCAGAGTAAAGGCCGCGCTGGCGTGGCCGAGGTTGCCCTGGATGGTCTTGATATCATCACCGGCCCGAATAGCGTTGACGGCATAGGTGTGCCGGAGGTCGTGGAAACGGACACCAACCAATCCGGCAGATTTTAAAGCGGCACGAAATTGGAGGCCGACCGTGGACAAACAGAGGGGGCAACCGATATCATTGGTAAACACAAATTGGTGGGGGTTATCCCATAAGGGGCCAGCCAATAACTGCCGTTCAGCCTGCTTCCTTCGCTGCTCCTTTAGAGTGCTGAGCACTGAAGGCGCAGGCGTGATTGTCCGGCTTTTCCCACTCTTTGGAGAGATAAAAAGGCCGCTCTTTTCTCGGTGCTCGGGCCGTACAAGCTGCTTATTTATCAGCAAAGTTCCATGCGTAAAGTCCACGCAGTCCCAGGTCAGGCCCAGCAGTTCCGAGAGGCGGCAGCCGGTGAACAGGGCCACGGAGACCAGTCGCTCTAAACGGCTGCCCTTGAGGGCCTGGAGCAACGCTGCGGCCTGTTCGTCGCTGAGTGGGTGAATCTCCGTGCGCTCTGTCCTGGGGAGTTCACAGTCCGCGGCCGGATTGCGGGATATGTACTCCAGCTTGACCGCCTTCTCCAGAGACTGATGCAAGACCTTATAGGCCAGCCGGACGGAGGCTGGGGAGAGTGAGCCCAGACTGTTGACAAACTGCTGGATCATGTGTGGGCGGAGATCAGGGAGAGACACCGCACCGAGGGCCGGCTTGATGTGCTTTTTTATGAGGCTTCTGTATTTGGTAGCGGTGGCGGGCTTCACGCTGCCGAGATACTCCGCTGCCCACACATCGAGCCAGGAACCAACCGTCATTTTGGCTGGGGTGATATAGGTGCCCGTGTCAATAGCCGCCGTGGCGGCCTTGAGCTTTTGGGCGACCTCCTTCTGCGTCTTGCCGGTGATGCTCCGCTGCACCTGCCTTCCGGTGCCTGGGTCTCGTCCTACTGTGTACCGCGCCTCCCAGTAGGTATACTGCTTCCCACTGCGGGTCACGGTCTTTTTACGAATGGTGCCGCTTCCGGCGGCTGACTTTCTCGCCATTGACTTTTCCCCCTATTCTGTTAAAATAGAAGGGCAGAGCGCCCGCAAAGCAATCTGCCCCCTCTATGGCCGTCCCTGGTGTTCCCGCACCGGGGGCGGTATTTTTATTGCGCTTTTTTCAGCTCGGCCAGCTCCTTGCTCATGGAGCGGATCACCTGTTTCAAGAGAGCCACGTCGTCCTCTATGGCCTCAATTCTGGTCATAGGGGTGAGCTTTGCCTGCACGCCTTGTAACCCCTCTGCCAGCAGGTCAAACTTCGGCATGACATCTGTATCGAAATAGGCAATCATACGATTTTCAGATGCCCGGATGGATGCGTCAATCATGGTTTGGATGGACTGTAAGTCTTTTTCGTCTAACATGCGTAAAACCTCCTGACAGTCATTGGGTGACACTGGTGGTTATAATGTAATGCTTCCGTCCTCATTGACGGTTTGCCCCAGATACCGAACTACACGTTCAGACTTTGGCTGCTTCGCAAGTTCGTTTTTTAACTTTGCTATGGAGACAGCATTATTTCCTCCCCAGGCAGCGGCATCTGCCAGAATCACAGTTTTTGGCTCATTTCCGTTGGAAGGCAAATAGCTTATCGCTAATGTTGTTTTGATTTTCTGCTTTCCGGTGGCGCTCATTCCTCCCAATAGCGCACCAACAGGGCCGAATAGAAGCCCACCAACTACGCCACGGCCCAAAACAGACTGGTTTTGCAGTTCTGACGTTTTCACCTGATCCAGCGCCAGAATATCAGATGTGCTTATCTTATAGTGTTGTATGATCTCATCTGCGCCGAAGGTTTTCAACTTAATGCGATACAAGGAAAGAAATTCTCCTTCCAACACGACCCGGAAAACAGAGTTTTGAGGTAAATCCCCAAGACCATCCAAGTAGTCAAATAAATTTTTTGCAAGAATCTTCGCCATTTACACTGCCTCCTCTTTAGATCCTTCTAGATGCAAGATTTCATGGCACCTATGACATCAGGTATATCCGGAAGTTTTTTGGTAGCGCTGTGATTTCTAAAACTATTTCCTGGCATCAAAAATACAATTCTGCTGCTAGATTCCCGTGTGTGTACCAACAGACAGCTTTGCGCATAAAATCCTCTGGGACTCCAAAATGTTCAGCTAAAGAGTAAATGTCCGTGTACCCATCGGCTACAGCTTCATCTAAATCATCCTCTGATATGTAATTTTGAACGGCCCACTTCCAAGCCTTATACTCGTGTTTCTCAACCAAATCGAATGGACTACATACCTTATGCGTGGCTCCTGTGGACGCATGGCCGCCTTCGTGAGCAACGACAGCAGCCTCATCTCTGGAAGAAGGAATATTGTCGAAGTCCATAAATATCCCATACGTCCCGCCCACTTCTAGAGTGACAGCCTTATCGTCGTCCAAATCCCACATATAGAATTTAGTTCCAGACTGGCTGAGTTTCCGATAAAGCGCTAAGAGCCTATCCATAGGCTATTACCCTTTCTCTTTTTCGATGTCCGCTTTCATAAAACGGGCCATCTCAAGGAGCATTTTTTTCTTTTCATCAGGGAGATCTTTGGATTCTTCATAAAAGGCATAGGTGAAATCATCAAAGCCTATCTCGCGCTCACCCTCCTGGGTGGGCGCCTTTTTTGTTTCTGTGCCAAGGAGATAATCGATCGATACACCAAAGAAGCCGGATATTTTAGTCAAATTATCGGCCTTTAAGGTCTTTATCCGGTCCATCTTCAACTCCGTAAGGTTTCCACGGCTGATCCCCAGTTCATTACACATTTTCCCAACACTGATATTTCTCTCTTGGCACAGATCGTAAATGCGATTGTACAAATCAGACATTTTAGGCCCTCCATTTTTGTGCACAAAATGGAAGCTCTAATTTTTGTACAAATACAGGTTGACTTGTACAAGTGCTTGTACTATAATCAAGCCATGACAGGTACAAAAAATAGTGCTTATGTTTGGTGACACTTATATATTAGTACAAGATTTTGTACCTGTCAACTTAATTTTTTAAGAAGGGAGGAATTTTGTCACTATGGCTGAATATACGGGCTTTGGTTTGGAAGTTAAGACGAGACTGATTAAATCTCCCGTAAAAACACAAGCGCAACTTGCCAAGCAAGTATCAGAACGCACCGGTCTTTATGTAGACGACGCATATATTTCAAAGATCCTTACCGGGCAGCGAAACGCCCCGAAGATCGTCCGAGCTATCCGAGAAATTCTGGATCTGCCGGAGCAGGGACAGGATACCACAACCGGAAAGTAATAAACAGGACTATTGGAAAGGAGAACATCATGGACGACATCAAGAACTACAACCCCGCAGAAGCGGAAACCCTGGACAGCCGCGAAGTGGCTGAGATGGTAGGCAAACAGCATAAGCATCTTCTTCGAGACATCAATGGGTATATCGAAAACATGAAACAGGGCACTGAGCCCAAAGTTGGGCTGAGTGCGGCTGAGCTCAAAATTGAGCCGAGCGAATTTTTCATCCCCAGTACTTATACCGATAGCACCGGTCGGGAACTCCCTTGCTTCCTCGTTACCAAGAAGGGGTGTGAGTTCATCGCCAACAAGCTCACCGGTGAGAAGGGGACGAAGTTCACTGCCCTGTATGTAACCCGCTTCAATATCATGGAGGAGCGCGAGAAGGTCGCTATCGGCGGAAAGACCGCAAAGAGCGGTAAGACCCCGGAGGAGCTGGCCGCCGCCGACAAACGGGCCACGGCGATGCTGCTCAACGCCAAGAACCGGGCGGCGAGTTTCCTTCAAAAGCTCTACGACCGGGCGGGCACCAAGCCAGAGTATCAGGCAATGGCTCTCAGCGATTTCTATTCCGAGGATGGGATTCACCTCCCCCGCATGGCATTCCAGGACATGAAGCATACCTACGACAAGAGCGCTATTGCCGAAAAGCTGGGCGTCTACTCCAAGGCATCCGGCGGCAAGGTGCCCCATGCCCAGGCCATTGGTGCGATTATCTCCACGCTGGATATCTCAGAGGACGAGCGCGAACGGCTTCCCTACTGCAACAACGGGCACGACGGCGTAGATTACCAGTATACCGAGAGCGTGGTTGAGAAGGTGCGGACGTGGATTGAGGCACACGGCAGGCCCAGCACGATCACGGTCAACGGGAAGAACTACGCGGTGGTTTACAGGGAGAGGTCATGAATCGGAATGAATAAAGAGGCGATTGATTTCAAGGTGTATGAATACCTCGGACGTGCGGGCATTGCAAGTGTCCAGGGTAACAGAGGAGAGTTGAGAAGGGATATGCTGTCCCTATTAGTTCTATACCGGCTCCGCTCCAGAGATGCCAGCCAAGAGCTTGCAGAGAAGTGGGCTGCTATCCGCGCATTGGATAGGAGCATGAAGAAAGCGGAGTCCGCCGGTATATCGTTCCCTCTTGGTACACAGCGCCTATCAAAGTTACGGGAGGATTACCGTGTAGCGGAGAGCAGATTTGCGGAGATAGGTCAGTGTATTGCGATTGCTCTGGATTTGTGGCAAAGTGCTGGGGCTACCCTGGATGACCTGTGTAATCTCTGCAATTGTGACCCCGTTCAAGTGAAGGAGAATCTCCACCCAACGGAGAAACTGTTTTCCGAGATGGTTTTTGTCCACAATCTGGATTATAAAGACCCTCGCAACGTTGGCTGGATTGAGGACGAGGTAGACGCCCCGCTGACGCACGCCGTCAAGGCCCATTGGATTGACCTGGTGCGCCACACCGAGTCAGGCAGAAAAGCCGCTCATGAAGCGTTTAAGGCGGTGTTCCCCGAGATAGCAGAAAACGCTCTAACCGTTGTCACTGATGCAGATGGCATCCAGCATTTGATTGATAAGGACGGAGTAGACGTCGGGACGGTCGACGAATAAGGATAGGAGGACACTATGGAAAAAATCGCGTACAACGTCCAGGAGGCCGCCGCTGCGCTCGGCCTGTGCGCAGACGCCGTATATGACTTAGCGCACCGGCCGGACTTCCCGGCGGTACGGGTCGGGAATCGGATTTTGATCCCCTGTGAGAGCCTGGCCCGGTGGCTGGAGGCCCAGGAAGGGAAGCAGCTATGAAGCGGGCCGTCCTGGAGCGCCTGGCCGCTGTGCTCGTCCTGGCGGCCTGTATCTGCGCCGAGTGTATTCCCCTGCTGCTGGCGCTGGTGGCTGCGGCGGCCCTGTGCGTGGGGCTCGCAAATTCACAAGCGCTTGTGAATTTGCGCAAAAAAGAGAGGCCGCCGGTGCTGCGAACACCGAACGGCCCAAAGAAAAAAGTTGATCCGCCCTTATTGTAGAGGGCTCAAAGGAGATTGTCAAGTATGAGCAGCTACATAATCCCGGGCCGCATCCGGCCAAAGCCTATCCGGCCCGGCTTGACCAACCTGGAAGACATTGAGGCCATCATTGCCGAAGTCCCTTGTGCCATTCTCCCGGTCGTTGGTGACTGTTTGGAGGGCGTGGACGTAGTAGGTGGCGGATGGGTGGCGGTAGATTTCACCCGGCGGCCTGCGCCCCCCAGGTATAGGAGCAAGGGCGGCGACGGAAGCTCCGATCTCTGCCTCTGCTATGCCACGTTCCCCGGAGCGCCTGGCCCTATGGTCATGTATAAGGAGTATCAGGGCGTATGGGGTCCCTGGCAGATGGTGGGCACTCGATATAAGTCAATGTGGGAAGGCGGCAAGCTGCGCCTGAACTGCGGCATGGTGGCAAAGCGTATCTTCGGCGTAATTGTGGCCTCCTACGACCAGGATGGGCGGCTTCTGTGGCAGAGGAACCCCGAGGAGTTTCCCGAGGAGCTGGGCACAGCGCCAACCATTCATGGTGATGTAGAGCCGTACCAGGGGGTGAGAGCATGATTACATTTCCAACCACGGTGGAGACTTTTGTCGCCTGCAATGGGGAAACGGTCGCTGACCTTGATGCTACCACGATAGAGCTCCTTGACTACTGTGTCAGTATCTTCAATGGCGCGTTCTACGCTGGGACCAAAGGGGAAGCACCTGTTAATATCATAAAAGATGCTGCAGAAGACTATGCCCAAACGGGGATGCAACAGGACTTTGAGAATCCGAAAATTAAATGCTTTTATGCCAGTTTGCAACGTATGTGCGATGAGGCATGGAAGCAAGGGGCCGCAAAAGCGGAAAGAAAGGGGGTGCAAGCATGAACCGCCCTTTGAATAAGGAACAGGTCAAGGGCCTGTTTGAGCAGGAGGCCGTACTGATGGGGACGGAAAACTGCGTACCAGATTTCCGGGCCGCGGCGCTGTTTGGTGGGGACGCCGTAGAGCATGCCCGCAGGCTGGACGCCAACAGGCCGGGGCATTACTCCAACGGATACGGCATCGGGGACTGTACAATGGCGGCCCTCACCCTGCGAGGCTTTCAGGCTGCCGCCAGTTTCTATAACGTTCAGCTGCTAAGAAAGGAGTACGAAAACCATGATTGAAATTAAAATCACCGGAACCACCCCACTGGAGGCGCTGGCCTCTGTGACAGCCTTCGGGATGCACTGCATGAAGAACCAGGACGTTCATGCGGCGGCTACCCGTGTGCTGGAGACAGAGGAAGGCAAAGTGTCCAAGTCGGACACAGCCCTAACCGCGCCCATGGCCCCTGCGGCCCCCGCCGTATCGGCTCCGGTAAACCCTACACCTGCGCCTGTAGCCCTGGTAAACCATGCACCGGCCCCCGTGGCTGCTGCTCCGGTAGCTGGCCCCCAGGTGACACCCCCTGGTAATGCACCCGCCGTTGCGCCGGTGGCCGCCGCGCCTGCATACACCGTGGAGCAGATCGGCAAGGCCGGGGCCGACCTGGTATCCCAGGATGCGGCAAAGATGCCGGAGCTGCTGGCCCTGCTCCAGAAGTACGGCGCGCAGGCCATCACACAGCTGAAGCCGGAGCAGTTGGGCGCCTTTGCCACGGAGCTGCGGGGACTGGGGGCGAAGCTCTGATGCCACCTGAGAAACACGCCCTTCTCGGGGCCAGCAGCGCGGAGCGGTGGCTGATGTGCCCGCCCTCCGCCCGGCTGGGGGAGCAGTTCCCCGACACGGCCAGCGAGTACGCCGCCGCCGGCACATTGGCCCACGCCATCGCGGAGCTGAAGGCCCGGAAGTATTTCGTGGAGCCCATGAGCGACCGGGCGTTCAACGCCCGGCTGAAGAAGCTGAAAGAGGATCCCCACTACGACAAGGGCATGGATGCCGCCACAGACACCTATCTGGAGCACCTGAAGGCTCTGGCCATGTCCTACGGCTCCGTGCAGCCCTTCGTGGCCCTGGAGACCCGGGTGGACTTCGGGGACTACGTGCCCGAGGGCTTTGGCACTGCGGACTGCATCATCATCGGCGCGGGCCGGATGTGCGTGGTGGACTATAAGAATGGAGCCGGCGTCCTGGTGGAGGCCGAGGCCAACCCCCAGATGATGCTTTACGCCTTGGGCGCCCTGAAGGTGTATGCGCCCATCTACGGAGACACCATCCGGGAGGTGCATCTCTCCATTGTCCAGCCCAACGCCGGGGGCGTCCGGGAGTGGGACACCACCGTGGAGGCCCTGCGGGAGTGGGGCGAAAAGGTGGTCAAGCCCGCCGCCGCCCTGGCCTGGGAGGGGAAGGGAGACTTTGCCCCAGACGAGTGGTGCCGGTTCTGCCGGGCCAGGGCGCGGTGCTCCGCCCGGGCAGCTAGGATGCTGGAGCTGGAGCCCATGAAGAACGCGATTCCCGAGGGTGACAGCTACGACCCGGAGGATATGGTTCTCACCGACGCCCAGGTGGGCGACGTGCTCACCCGCGCGCTGGAACTGGAGGCGTGGGTGAAGGATCTGAAAGAATATGCCCTTACCGCCGCTCTGCACGGCCGCCAGATCGCCGGATGGAAGGCTGTGGAGGGCCGGAGCAGCCGGGAGTGGGCCGACCAGGACACCGCCTTCGCCACCTTGCAGGAGCGGGGCATCCCGGAGGCCCTGCTATGGGAGCGCAGGCCTGCCAGCGTGGCCGGGCTGGAGAAGGCCCTGGGAAAGAAGCCCTTCGAGGAGGCGTCCTTTGGCCTGGTGGTCAAGAAGCCGGGCAAGCCAACCCTGGTGCCGGAGAGCGACAAGCGCCCGCCCTATTCGCCGGCAGAAGCGGCGTTCCAGGTGGTGACACCGAATGCGTGACTACATCATCATCCGGCACGAGTCGTTCCAGGCCCGGATACTGTTATCCGAACTGCACCTGCTGGATGTACTGCACTTCCGAAGGCTCATCAAGCTGGCGGAACGCGACCCCTGGCAGAACGGCCCGGAGCTGGATATGCTGCGGGAAGCACTGCCGGAGCTTATAGATTCGGCAATGGCTGAGGCGGAGGAAGCCAAGGCCGCGCTGCTCGCCTTCCGCAAGAAGCATCGTGGAAAAAACTATGGGCCGCTTGTGGAAAAGGAGCGCGAGGTGCTGAAGAAAAGGGTTAGCGCATCCAAAATGAAGGCCCATAGATACCAGGTATTTTATGAAATCATGAAGGAGGACAAGTAATTATGCCTATCACCATCACCGGAGTCCGTTTTTCCTATTGCAACCTGTTCCAGCCCAAGGCGCCCTACAACAACCCCCAGGGTGAGCCCAAGTATAGCTGCACGGTCTTGGTGCCCAAGACCAACACGGCGGCGAAAGCCGCCATTGACCAGGCGGTGGCCGCGGCCATCGAGGCGGGCGTCTCTGCCAAGTGGAGCGGCGTCCGGCCGCCCCAGCCGGCCATCTGCGTCCACGACGGCGACGGCCCCCGGCCCAGCGACGGCAGCGCCTTTGGCGAGGAGTGCCGGGGCTGCTGGGTGTTCACCGCCTCCAGCAAGCAGCCGCCCTTCGTGGTGGACGCCCAGGTGCAGCCCATCATCGACCCCACCCAGGTCTACAGCGGAATGTGGGGCAACGTGAACGTCAACTTCTTCGCCTACAACAGCGCAGGCAAGAAAGGGATCGGCTGTGGCCTGAACGGCGTGCAAAAGACTGGGGACGGCGATCCCCTCGGAAGCCGTGTGACCGCGCAGGAGGCGTTCCAGCCGGTGGCCGCCGCACCGGCGGCGGCCCAGGGAACCCCCGGCGGCTACGGCACGGCCGCTTGGGGCAGTGTCGACCCGATCACCGGACTGCCTTTTTAACGCGATATGGACGCGGTACATCATCTCAGTATTGACATCGAGACGTACAGCGACCAGGAAATCGGCAAGGCCGGGCTTTACCGTTATGCGCAAAGCCCGGCCTTTGCCATCCTCCTCTTTGCGTACAGTCTCGACGGCGGCCCGGTTCAGGTGGTCGACCTGACCCGGCCGGGTGCCCATTTGCCGGTGGAGGTAATCCGCTGGCTGTTTGACCCGGCCTGCATCAAGCACGCCTACAACGCAGCCTTTGAATGGTATTGCCTGAGCCGGTTCTTTCACTTGGAGAAAAACAACAGCTACCCGCCGGAGAAGTGGCTCCCGCAATGGCGCTGCACCATGCTCCACGGCCTCTACTGCGGCTATACCGCCGGCCTGGACGCCACCGGCAAGGCCCTGGGGCTCCCACAGGACAAGCAGAAGCTGGCGGCCGGCAAGGCATTGATCCGCTTTTTTTGCGTCCCCTGCAAGTCCACCAAGGGCAACGGGGGCCGCACCCGCAACCTTCCCTGGCACGACCCGGCCAAATGGGAGCTCTTCAAGGATTACTGCAAGCAGGACGTGGTCACGGAAATGGAGATTGAGCGCCGGCTGTCCGGCTTCCCGGTGCCGGACTGCGTACAGGCCCAGTGGGTGACCGACCAGAGCATCAACGCCCGCGGGGTGGCCGTGGACATGCCGCTGGTCACCGGAGCCCTCCAGTTGGATGCCCAGACCCGGCAGGACTACGTTGCCGAGGCGGTGGCGCTTACGGGGCTGGATAACCCCAACAGCGTGGCGCAGCTCTCCCGCTGGCTCCAGGAGGAGACCGGCGAGGAGGTGGCCGACCTGCGGAAGGACACCGTGGCCGACCTGCTGGGGAAGGAGCTGCCCGGGGATAAGGCCCGGCGGGTGCTGGAGATCCGCCAGGAGCTGGGCAAGACCAGCAACAAGAAGTATACCGCCCTGGCCCACGCCGTCTGCGCCGACAGCCGCGTCCGTGGTCTGCTCCAGTTCTACGGGGCCAACCGGACAGGGCGGTGGGCGGGGCGAATCGTCCAGCCACAGAACCTGCCCCGCACCTACATAGACGGCGCACTGCTCCCCCTGGCCCGGGATCTGGTGAAGCGCCAGGATGCTGCCGGGCTGCGGGTGGTGTTCGGCTCCGTGCCGGACACCCTGTCCCAACTCATCCGCACGGCCTTCGTTGCCGCCCCGGGGCGCACCCTGGTGGACGCCGACTTCTCCGCCATCGAGGCCCGCATGATTGCCTGGCTTGCCGGGGAGGAGTGGGTGCTGGAGGTGTTCCGCACCCACGGGAAAATCTACGAGGCTGCCGCGGCCCAGATGTTCGGTGTGCCCATCGAGGCCATCAAAAAGGGCAATCCGGAATACAGCTACCGCCAAAAGGGCAAGGTGGCCACCCTGGCCCTGGGCTATCAGGGCGGCGCCGGCTCCCTGGTCAGCATGGGGGCTCTGCGCATGGGCATCCCGGAGGAAGACCTGCCCGACATTGTAGAGCGGTGGCGCAACGCCAACCCCGCTATCGTGCAGTTCTGGAGCACGGTGGAGGCGGCGGCCCGGGAGGCGGTCAACACCGGCCGGGCCATTGAGCTATGGGGTGGCCGTCTGGCCTTCGCCCGGGAGTTGGACCCGGAGAATGACCTGGACTTTCTAACAATCCGCATGCCAAATGGCCGGAAGCTGTACTATGCCAAGCCCCACATGGGGGTCAACCGCTTTGGCCGCCCCTCTCTCTGCTACTGGGGAATGAACCAGACCACCAAGAAGTGGGAGGTCGTGGAGACGTACGGCGGAAAGCTGGCGGAAAATATTACTCAGGCTGCCGCCCGGGACTGTCTGGCGGAGGCCATAGACCGGCTGGAGGCCGCCGGATATCCGGTGGTGTTCCACATCCATGATGAGGTGGTCATCGACGCGCCGCCGGGCCGGGATAGCCTGGAGGAGGTCATCAACATCATGCGGCAGGTGCCGCTCTGGGCGGAGGGGCTGCCGCTAAACGCGGACGGGTGGGTAAACCCGTTTTTCAAAAAAGATTAGGAGACGTAAATATGCGCAGATATTGTAATTTTGATGAAAGGGAAATTAAGCTGGCCCCCGGTATCCGGGATCGGATTCTTGACGCATTAAATGACGGTGAATCACCTGAGCACGAAAAATGCCCCATCTGTCAGTACACTATGGCGCACATTCAGATATTACCGCTTTCAGAAAATGATACACATACTCGGCAGGGAGGCTACCTCATCTTGATCGAAGGCGAATGCGGGCATACCTGGGGGGGCCATATACGCCGCACATAAAGGCGATTTAGTGCGGGTTTCATTCGTAGGCGAAGACCAGCTTTACTTAACCGCGCATTTCCAGGACGATGAATCATGTTGAATGCCCCCGCTGCCACTGCCCCGCCATGCTGGTGGACAGTGCCGTCGTCTATGGCCGGAGCTACGGCCCTATTTACCTGTGCCTTATCTGTGGGGCCTATGTCGGTTGTCACCCAGGGAGCACACGCCCCCTGGGGACGCCGGCGGATCGAGCCACCCGCACGGCACGACACATGGCGCACCAGGCTTTTGACCCGCTGTGGAAATCCAAGCGGATGACCCGGCGGGCGGCCTATGCCTGGCTGTCTCAGCAGATGGGGCTCCCTCCAGAGAAAACACACATCGGGATGTTCAATCAAGAGCAATGCTGCAAAGTGATCCGGCTCTGCACCGGGAGGACGAAAGCCCATGATTTATGACAGACAAATTACCATCTCCGTGGGTGCCAGCCGGCGGGCCACCAACTGGCAGGCCCAGACGCTGACACTCTCGGAGCTGTACGACCGCCTGCGGCTGCCAGCCAAGAGCACGGAGACCATGGCGGAGTATCTGGCCCTGTCAAAGGGCCAACAGGACAATTTGAAGGACGTGGGCGGCTATGTCGCCGGCACGCTGAACGGCCCCCGGCGGAAGGCTGGGGCCGTCACCGGCCGGGATGTGCTGACCCTCGACCTGGACAGCATCCCCGCCGGCGGCACGGACGACGTGGTGCGGCGGGTGGAGGCCCTGGGGTGCAGCTACTGCATCTACTCCACCCGCAAGCACCGCCCGGATGCCCCCCGCCTGCGGGTGCTGCTGCCCCTGGACCGCACCTGCACCGCCGACGAGTATGAGCCCTGCGCCCGGCGCATGGCCGATATGATCGGCATGGAGCTGGCCGACCCCTCCACCTTTGAGGCGTCCCGGCTCATGTACTGGCCCAGCGTATGCGCCGACGGGCAGTACATCTATTACCCCGCGGACAAGCCCATGCTGTCCGTGGACGGCCTGCTGGCCACCTATGTGGACTGGCGGGACGTGGCCTCCTGGCCCGCCTGCCCGGGCGCTGCGGCGCCGGCGCGGCTGGCGGCCAAGCAGGGAGACCCGGAGACCAAACACGGCGTTGTGGGCGCCTTCTGCCGGGTCTACGACGTGCCCGCGGCTATGGACAAGTTCCTGCCGGGTGTCTACGAGGAGACGGATACCCCGGGGCGCTACACCTTCACCGGCGGCTCCACCACCGGCGGCGCGGTGCTCTACGACGGGGGGAAGTTCCTGTACTCCCACCATGCCACCGACCCCTGCGGCGGGAAGCTGGTCAACGCCTTCGACCTGGTGCGGCTGCACAGGTTTGAGGGGCTGGACGATGAGGCCAAGCCTGGGACGCTGCCCCACCAGTTGCCCAGCTACAAGGCTATGTGCGAGCTGGCCGTGGCGGATGAAGCTGTGGTCGGCCCGCTGAGCGATGAACGCTGGGAGAAGGCTCAGGAGGCGTTCGGCCCCGTATCAGAACCGGACAAAGAAGACGATGGAAGCTGGCGCAGGCCGCCGATTATGGATGTGGACACCCAAGGGAACCCTATAAAGTCCATGAAAAACCTTCGTACCGCGCTGGAGCGTAATCCCAAGCTGAAGGGGAGGCTGCGGCTGAATCTATTCTCTGGCCGTATTGACGTGGACGGGGTTCTGCCCTGGGTCAGACCTGGTATTGCCAAGACCTGGAGCGATGACGACGCCGCCCAACTGCGTATATACCTGGAGCCCTTCTTCGGGAAGATAGCAAAAAATGACATCCTGGACGCTGTTGCGGCCTGCGCCAGCGACCAGGCATACCACCCAGTCAGGGACTACCTGAACGGGCTGACCTGGGACGGCGTGCCTCGGCTGGATACCCTTTTCATCGACTACCTGGGGGCGGAGGACACCCCCTACACCCGGGCCGTGACCCGAAAGTCGTTTGTGGCCGCCGTGGCGCGGGTTATGGCCCCAGGATGCAAATACGATACCATGCTGGTGCTGGTCGGCGGACAGGGCCGGCACAAATCTACCATCCTGGCAAAAATGGGCGGCGCCTGGTTCAGTGACAGCCTGCGTACTTTCGGGGACAAGGACTCCATGGAGACCATTCAGGGTACATGGATAAACGAGGTGGCCGAGATGCAGGCGATGGCGAAGGCTGAGATTGACGCCGTCAAGATGTTTCTCTCAAAGACCAACGACTACTACCGGGCGGCCTATGGCAGATATACCGCAGACCGGCCGCGACAGTGTGTGTTCTTCGGAACCACAAACAGCCGGGAATGCCTGAACGACCCCTCCGGGGGCCGCCGCTTCTGGATAATTGATATTGACCAACAGGCGCGGAGCAAGGACGTGTTCCGGGATCTGGATGGGGCGCGCGGCCAGCTGTGGGCCGAGGCCGTCGCACACTGGAGAATGGGTGAAGCGCTGCACCTTACCCCGGAACTGGAAGCCGTTGCACGGGCCATCCAGGAGGAGCACCGCGCACGGCATCCGTGGGAGGGGCTGATCGCGGACTTCCTCGACCAGGAGATCCCGGCGGAGTGGAGCCGGTGGGATCTTCCACAGCGGCAGGCATGGCGCGGCGGCGGGGTCAAATACGATGGCGTCACAGCGCCCAGGGCGCGCGTATGCGCCGCTGAAATCTGGTGCGAGGCCCTGGGCAAGCAGCGGGGCGATATGCGGCAGAGAGATTCACGGGAGATTAACAGCCTTCTGGAGCGTGTTCCCGGATGGGAAAATATCGGAGCGGCGAAAGCGGGGAAACCCTATGGAACACAGCGCTGCTATGAGCGGAAAACGGTTACAGATGGGGGGTAACAGATGATTGCAAGTGTAACCTTTTTCGGTTACAGAGTTGCACTTGAAAAATCGAAGTGTAACCGCGTCAAAGTGCTGTGCCGCAATAGATACAGCCTAAAGGTTACAGAGTAACACTTTATATCATAAATATTTTTTAACGTAGGACAACGTAGGAAAATCCCACGTGATCCCACGTGGCGCATGATGTATATATGCACATGTGCGCGCACGCGTAGCAAAGGAGATGCCAAGAGTGAAAGAATCCGAAATTGAGGCCCGGCTTGTCCGAGGAGTGAAGGCCCTGGGCGGGGTGGCCTACAAGTTCGTGAGCCCGGGAAATGTGGGAGTGCCTGACCGGGTGGTGGTTCTCCCGGGCGGGCGGGTGATCTTCGTGGAGCTGAAGGCGGAGGGCGGGCGGCTGAGCCCGATGCAGCGCCAGCAGCTGGCCCGGCTCCGCCGGCTGGGGGCGGACGCCTGCGAAGTAAAAAGCGAGACCGGGGTCGCCCGGTTTCTGGAGGAGTGCTGTAATCGGCTGGAAGGAGGTGATGCCCAATGAAGTTCATCCCGCATGAGTACCAGAAATACGCGATTGACCGCGTGGTGGCCGACCCGGCCCTGGGGCTTTTCCTGGAGATGGGCCTCGGTTGAGGCAAGACGGTGATTACCCTGACGGCGATTAACGAGCTGCATTTCAACCGCTGGGCGGTGGCCCGGTGCCTGGTGGTGGCGCCCAAGAAGGTGGCGGAGGCGACATGGAACGCCGAGGCGGCCCAATGGGATCACCTGAAGCATCTGCGTATCATCCCGGTGCTGGGCAGCGCGCAGAAGCGCATCCGGGCGCTGAACACCCCGGGAGACATCTGGGTCATCAACCGGGAGAACGTGCCCTGGTTGGTGGACTACTACCGCAACGGCTGGCCCTTCGACATGGTGGTGCTGGATGAGAGCAGCAGCTTCAAGAACGCCCAGAGCAAGCGGTTCAAAGCGCTGAAGCTGGTGCGTCCCCGCATCCGCCGGCTGGTGGAGCTGACCGGCACCCCGTCCCCCAACGGGCTGGAGGATCTGTGGGCCCAGGTGTACTTGCTGGACGGCGGAGCCCGGCTGGGCAAGACCATTTCCAGCTACCGGGAGGCGTTCTTCACGGAGGATCGGGCCTATCCCGGCCAGCAGTATCGTACTTACAGCCCGCAGGACGGGGCCGACCGCCGCATCCGGGAGGCCATCTCGGACATCTGCGTCAGCATGAAGGCGGAGGACTATTTGACCCTGCCGGACTACACCGAGGACATTGTCCCCGTTGTGTTGGACGCCAAAGCAAAGCGGGCCTATGACAGGCTGGAGCGGGACATGCTGCTGCGGGTGGATGAGGCCACCATCACGGCCCAATCCGCCGCCGTGCTGAACGGAAAGCTGCTGCAGCTGTGCAGTGGGGCGGTCTATGACGAGGACGGCCAGGCCGTCGAGATCCATGCCTGCAAGCTGGACGCTTTTCTGGAGGTGGTGGAACAGCTTCACGGGGAGCACGCCCTGGTGTTCTACTGGTTTCAGCATGAGCGGGACCGGCTGGCGGAGGCGTTGAAGGGCTCCGGCCTGCGGGTACGGGTATATCATGGGGCAGAGGACGCGCGGGCGTGGAACGCGGGTGAGGTGGATTTGCTGCTGGCCCACCCGGCCTCCTGCGGTTACGGGTTGAACCTTCAGGCCGGGGGCCACCACATCGTGTGGTACGGTTATCCCAACTGGGCCCTGGAGCTTTACCGGCAGGCGAACGCCCGGCTGCACCGGCAGGGACAGCGGCACCCGGTCATTGCGCACCACTTGGTGGTGCAGGGTGGCATGGACATGGCCGTGGTGGCGGCCCTGCATGACAAGGGGGATACACAGGAGGCGTTGATGCAGGCGCTGAAGGCCAGGATTCAGAAAGCGAGGGAAGCATGAGCAGACCAAAATATCCGTGGTGGGGCTATGTCCGGGAGATCCTTAGGCGGTACCCTGACCACACAACAGAAGCCGAAGCCGCGGCAGTCGTATCTGCGATAGCACAGACGGGGCAGATGCCAGAGGGGCAAAGCCGTCTTGCCGTGATCGGCATGGTGTTTTTCCGCAAGACCCACACACTTCAGGGAGCGGCGCTAGAGGTGCCATGCGGGTACGAGACCGCGAAGCGGTGGCAACGGTCATTCCTGATGTTGGTAGCGCAGAAACGCGGGTTACTGGACTAAAAGAATAACCACAAAAGCCAAACACTTGATGTAGGATGGAGGCGTGGAGGTGTATACCTCTGCGCCTCCTTTTCTACCGCCCGGCACCGAGGCGGGTAATATCGGGCCCCTACGCTGCTGCTTACTGCACGAGGTAGGCGGTGGAACCAAAAAACGACCGAGAGGTGGTGACATGCCGAATGAACAGAATCTTATACCGATGGATCAGCGAAGCCAGAGCGAAGCGAGAGAACTCGGGCGTGAAGGTGGTCGTGCATCCGGCGCGTCACGGCGGCGAAAGCGTAGCCTGAGAGAAGCGGCAGACCTGTACCTCTCTCTCCCGGTGGCGGACAAGCGGGCATGGAACAAGCTGGCCCGTGACGGCGTAGAACCGGAGGATGTGGATAACCAGATGGCGGTGATTGCGGGCCTGACCCTAAAGGCGGCCAAGGGCGACGCGAAGGCGGCAAAGGTGCTGTTTGACTTGTTGGGAGAGCAGGGGGCGGCGGGCGCCGGCGGTATGCAGGACATGGACGACGATCCGATCACCGCGTCGCTGAAGGAGGAGATGGGAAATGGGCTTCTCTGAAAAGCAGAGGGAGATTCTGCGTTTCCCATACCGGGACTATGATGCGCTTATCTGTGACGGCGCGGTGCGGTCGGGAAAAACCTCAGTCATGTCGTTGTCCTTCTTCCTGTGGGCAATGGGACGTTTCAACGGCTGCGCGTTTGCACTCTGTGGGAAGTCGGTAGGAGCGGTGGAGCGCAACATTGTGACGCCGCTTCTGGCGGTGCAGTATTTGCGGCAGAACTTCACCATTTCCTACAGCCGCTCCGGCCATGTAATTACGGCCCGGCGTGGGGTGCGGGAGAACCGCTTCTACCTGTTCGGCGGCAAGGACGAGAGCTCCTACACGCTGATTCAGGGTATCACCCTGGCGGGGGTTTTGCTGGACGAGGTGGCCCTGATGCCCCGCTCTTTTGTGGAACAGGCCATGGCCCGGTGCTCCGTGACAGGGGCAAAGCTATGGTTCAACTGCAACCCGGAGGGGCCGCAGCACTGGTTCCGGCAGGAGTGGATTCTAAAGGCGGAGGAGCACAAGGCCCTCCATCTGCACTTCACCATGGAGGACAACCCGGCGCTGGACGAGGCCACCCGGGCCAGATACCGGAGCATGTATTATGCCGGGGTGTTCTACCAGCGGTACATTCTGGGCCTGTGGGTCATGTCGGAGGGGCTTATCTACGACATGTTTGACCAGACAGAGAATGTCTACCGGACGCAGGAACGCCCGGTGGATCTGGAATGGGTTTCCCAGAGAACCGTGGCCTGTGACTACGGTACCGCCAACCCTACGGTGTTTCTGGACATCTATGACCACGATGGAGTGATCCGGGTGGACAGGGAGTACCGCTGGGACAGCCGGAAGGAGCGCCGGCAGAAGACCGACCAGGAGTATGCCGACGACCTTCTGGACTTTCTGGGCAGGGAATGGTGCGCGGTGATCGTAGATCCCTCGGCGGCCTCGTTTATCGAGGAACTGAGGCGGCGGGGGGTGTATGTCATCCCTGCGGAAAATGAGGTGCTGGACGGCATACGCAAGACCGGAAGCCTGTTTCACCGCAGAAAAATTCTGGTCAGTGAAGCCTGTGCCGGCCTGCTGGACGAACTGGGCACCTATTTGTGGGACGAGAAGGCGGGCCAGCGGGGGGATGAGAAGCCCCTGAAGGAGCGGGACCACGGGCCGGACGCCCTGCGCTATTACATCAATTCACTGCCGGACTGGAGGTTCGAGTAAGTGTCCAGACGCAATAAAAGCCGCCCCAGGGGCGCACAACCAAATACCGAGGCGGTGAGCGTACAAGACGCATTTTCCAACCCGCTGTTCCGGCTGGGCTATGGCTCCCAGTCGCCGCTGGAGGCCACAGAGTATCCGCTGACCCGGATGACGGACAACTACGCCCTGCTCAACTCCCTCTACCGGGACAACTGGGTAGTACAGAACGTGGTGGGCATCATCCCGGACGACATGACAAAGAAGTGGTTCGCTCCCGCCGGAGCGGTGGGGCCGGAGCACCTGAAGGAACTGGATCGCGTTCAGCGCGTGACGGCGCTCCGGGAGCGGGTCAACGAGGGACTGCGGTGGGGCAGGCTGTACGGCGGCGCCGCCGGACTTATCATGATTCGAGGACGGGAGGGGATGCTGGGCCAGCCGCTGGAGCTGGAGAGCATTTACCCCGGTACCTTCCAAGGGCTTTACATACTCGACCGCTGGCAGGGCGTGGTACCCGGTATGGAGCTGGTATTCGAGGGCGGAGAGCCGGTGCCCGCCTATTACTCCATCACCGACGCCAGGGGGAACACGGTGGCGAAGGTGCACCACTCAAGGCTGGTGCGGTTCACCGGCCGCGACCTGCCCTTCCTGGAGCGGGTGGCGGAGTTGTACTGGGGAGAGTCCGAGGTGGAGGCCCTATACAATGATGTGGTTAAGCATGACAACGTGGCCGCCAACATGGCCGCGCTCACCTTCCGGGCCAACGTGGACACCATGGAGGTGCAGAACCTGGACCAGCTCTTTTCCGTTACGTCCGGGGAGCAGCAGAGGCGGTTCTGGAACGTGATGCAGGCCCAAAGCGTGATGAAGTCCAATTTTGGCATGCAGTTGGTCAACCGGGGTGACCAGATTAAGAATACCCAGTACACCTTTACCGGGCTCCAGGAGGTCTACGACTCCATGTGCCTCGACCTGTCCGGCGCGTCCCGGATTCCGGTGACCAAGCTGTTCGGACGCTCCCCGGCGGGGATGAACGCCACCGGGGAGAGCGACCTTCGGAACTACTATGACTACGTGGACACGCTGCGGGAGGCCAAGCTTCGGCCCATTCTGGAAAAGCTGCTGCCGGTCCTGGCCATGTCAGCCTGGGGGGCGGTACCCGACGGGCTGGACATCACTTTCCCGCCCCTGTGGACTCCCACGGCGGCCGAGGTGGCGGAGATCGCGCTGAAAAAGGCCCAGGCCATCCGGGATACCTTTCAGGCGGGCCTGTTCCGGGCGGACACGGCTCAGAGGGAGCTCAAGAAGCTGGCGGACGAGACCGGGATGTTTGACAGTATTTCCGAAGAGGAGATCGCGGCCAACACCGGGAAAACCTACCAGGATGTGACCGCCCTGCGGGATCCATTGGCAGGGCTGGGGTACGGAGGGGAGATATCCGCCCCTTTTGAGGGGGCCGCGCAGGACGCGCTGACATGGGATTATTCGCCCAGCCAGCCAAGGGATAAAAAAGGGAGATGGACAAGCGGCGGCGGAAATAGTAAAATTGGGAAAACAAAGTACGCGCCGTCAAAGAGGGCGAACAAGCGGGGGAAAACCGTCTCAGCCAAGACCTTCGGTATTCTGCGGGGTGAGTTCAATACCAAATATCCGGGAGCCAAAACGGGACAACAAGGTCAAGTCAGCTATAAGGGCAAGCGGTATTGGCTTGAGGCGGATGGTAGCGGAAGTGTGATCGTTAAAAAGTCCTGGAAGGAGTGACGCTTGTATTATGGGGGAGAATGGACATTATCAGTTAATAGCGGCCCTGCGGCCCTTTGTCCATGAAGAGGAATCAAGAATTGAATCTTTTTTGGAAGAAGATTTAGAGTGGTTTGTTGAAGCGATAGAAGCATTTGGCGTGGAAGATTTAATGATGCAATATATAAAAAGAAATCCGAATGCTACCACACAAGAGCTGTATCATTATTTTTCTGATAATACTGGCGACTGCCCGCCAGGGCAGGAAGATATTTGGGAAGACAACGAGAGGGAATAAGCATGGCGAAAGACGATTACTTTGTGTTAGTCAATAAATTCCTGCGTTATCTGTATAAATGCCTGAAACAGAATATAGCCCCTGACTGGAATCTGCTGGCCCCCAACACAAAGGACTTCCCAGTCCACGAGGAATACTTCACCTACATGCTGGCCCATCTGCTGGCAGATGGATACATCGAGGGGATTGCAGAAGTCCGGAGAATTGGGAGCCCTGTTCAGTTCAAGGAAACCAGCGGCCTAAAAATCACTCCTGCGGGCATTGAATACCTGGAAGAAAACTCCACCATGGAGCGAGTGACGGAATTTCTTGGGCCGGCTGGTGAGATTGCGGGAACAGTCCTTTCTAAGTTCTGGTGATACTCTATGCCAACGCTGAATCGGGCGCCGAATGAGAAAGAGCTGGAAACGCTCGTCTCCATCTATCTAAGAGCGGAGACCGCCATCATCAACGAGATTGGGCGGCTTCGCTCCCAGGGCCTGGTGGATTACCACGCTGTGGCCGCCCTGGAGCGGGTGCAGGCCATCCTCCGGCAGATGGAATCAGACTGCTGGGAATACGTCCCAAAGATGATTGAAAAGCAGTTCTATGTCCGGGTGCCAGAGGCCCGGAAGGCCCTGGAGGTGCCGGAGACGGCGGCCAAGCACGCCGCAGGCTACGCCAACGCGGCCGTGCTCACGGGTGAGCAGCATGCCATTGTGGACCGGCTGGCGGCAAACTTGATGGGGGAGATTACCGACGCCTCCATGACTGTGATGGCTACCCTGCAATCCGCCCTGATTGGCCGTGTGGAGCCGGATGTATACCGCCGGGTGGGGCTGGAACAGGTGGCGGCGCAACAGGCCGCAGGACGCGGCGTGAACGCCTCAGTGCCCGCCTTTGTGCAGGCGCTCCGGCGGGAGGGCGTCCGGGCCTTTACTGACAAGGCGGGCCGGGACTGGAGCCTGCATACTTACTGCACGATGGTCTCCCGCACCACCTCCCGGCAGGCGGAGGTGCTGGCGGTGCTCACCGCGGACCCGGAGCACGACCTATACATGATATCCAGCCACGGCACCACCTGTGCGCTGTGCGCGCCCTACGAGGGCCGGGTATACTCCCGTAGCGGCACAGACCCGGACTTCCCACCCCTGGCGGCGGCGTTCGGGAAGGTAGACCCGGCGGGGCCGGACACACTGGCCAACACCTGGCTCAACATCCACCCCAACTGCCTCCATGTGCTGCTGCCCTGGACGGCGGCGGGCCGGACAGATGAGGAGATCCAAAAAATAAAGGATTTCTCCAACCCCAGCAAGAACCCGTTCAGCCGAGACCCGCGGTCGGAGAGCCAGATTGCGGCTTACCGCAAAAAAGAGCGGGCCCGGGCCCAATGGCTGGCGGATTACCGCCAGTGGGAGCGCTACCGGGTGACGCTGGGGGACCGGGTGCCCGGGAGATTTGAGACCTTCCTGCATCAGAAGCGGGAGGACGGAGAGCGGTACCGTCTGTGGCGATTGGATTACCGCAGGAGGGCCGAGCTTTTGGAGCATCCAGAGCGGGCACTTCCCGGAGCAGACAAAGCCAGCGCCGCAGACGCCAAATTTACAGGGTATTTTTTTAACCCGGAAAACCCAAAAGGTTTGGCAAAAGGGCATGCATTTTCATCGCATTTAGGGTATAATGTAGAAAACTGGCAGATTATGCGCGATGAAATATTAGAAGCGGCAAAAATGTATCCTGTTACATATCGAAGTTCAAGCATTTATGGGAAATTATATTCTCAGCTTGTCATCCTTCAAGGAGTAAACAACAAACCTGCGAATGTGCTTCTAGGCTGGATTGTCAAACCGGATGGCTCGACCTGGTTGACAACGGCCCACATGGAGGAATTTTAATGGCAAAGTATCAGCAATATGAATCTGTTTTGCTTAGAGATGGCCAAATCGGCACAATTGTGGAGGTATTTGAGCCGGATTTTTACCTTGTGGATATCGGGCATTCTCCAAAAGACTGGGATAACATTGATATCACAGAGGCGGATATCTTAAGGAAGGCTACTAAGGAGGAGCTGGAGCGGGAGTATCAAGAATCCATGCGGCAGCTAAGGGAACAGGGAATTTTGGAGTGAAGGAAAATGACAGAGCAAGTGATACGGGCCATTGAGGCCGCGCTCAAGCGTGGACTGCGGGTGGAGTTGCTGCTGGACAAGGATGGAACCATCAAGGTGCAGACGGTATCCCGCAAGAAACTGAATATTGTTCCCACGCCCTGAATGGTGGGCGGGAAGAGCTGAATGGAGCTGACAGGAGAAATCCTGCCGGCTCCTTTTTTATTTGCAAAGTGAGGTGACGGCATGACCTATCTGGAACTGCTGCAAAGGGCGCTGGCCGAGGAGATCGAGGCCACGCGGCTGTATCTGGCCTGTATGGCCCTGGCACCGCGGGAGGATCTGGGGGTGCTGCTGGAGATCAACAAGGACGAGACCGACCATGTGGCGCTGATTTCCTCCCTGATCTCCCGGCAGACCGGCCGGGACGCGGACTATGCCGCAATGGTGCCGGGGGTGGACTGATGGCGGTTGCGTACTATGGCTCCCATATCTCGGAGCACCTGGTCAAGACGCCGGAGGGATACCTGATCTGCTACGATGTGCCGATCAACCGGACCGGCACGCAGATGTATACGGCGGGAGAACTGGGGCTGGAAGGAGAACCGGAGCGGCCAGTGACCGTCTACCGCCTGGAGGAGGACGTGTTCTCTCCGGCGGCGCTGGCCAGCCTGGAGGGAAAGGACATCACCAGGGGGCACCCGGCGGAGATGCTGGCTGCGGAGAACCAGGCTTCTTACTCCAAGGGGCACCTGGAGCATGTGCGCCGGGATGGGGACAACACCGTGGCCGACCTGATTATCAAGGACCCCGGACTGGCTTCCGACGTGGAAAGCGGCGTGCTGAGGGAGGTCTCCTGCGGCTATTATTGCAGGTTTGAACCATACCTGGACGGATACCGGCAGACAAACCTGGTGGGCAATCACGTGGCGGTTGTGCCGAGAGGCAGGGCGGGCCACAGTGTTGCAATAAAAGACCACGCCGCCGGAAAGGCGGAGAAAGGACTGAAACGAATGAAAAAAGAGACCAAAGAGGCGCTCTACCGGTTCTTCGGCCTGGCGGCAAATGACGCTGCACCGGAGGAGCTGGAGCAGTTGACCCGCGATGTGAGTACGGTCGCCACTGCGCTGGACGCCGAACCCGCCGCAAAGGCGCCGGAGGCGGAACCCGCTGGTGATGCAGCCCAGGCTTCTGACGAGATGGTGGAGCGCGCCCCCAAGGGCGACGACATCGGGAGCAAGCTGGACCGCATTCTGGAGATGCTGGAGGCGAAGGCCCGGGGAGGCCGGGGAGAGCGGCCCCTCCACGATGAAGAGGACCTGGACGACCTGATTGAGAAGCTGGCCGGAGAGGAGACGGTGGCGAAGGAGAAGGCGGTCACTATCCCCGCCGAAGAAATGGCGGACCAGTTGATGGAGCCCGGTACACGGGATGCGGCTGTGGCCCTGCTCAAGAAGGTGCGCCCCGCTGTGGCGGCCATCCAGAACCGGGCCGAACGCGCCCGCGTGGTGGATGCGCTGCTCTCCACCATCCAGGGTCCCGATGTGATGAGCGGGATTGTTCAGGCCGCCCGGGACAGCGCACAGAAGGCCGCCGACACGGCCAGGCGCACCAGCTATGAGACTGCCTGCGCCGAGGCGCAGGCCGCCTATGCAGCCCGTAATCCCCACAAGGCGGGGAAGGAGGGGGAATGATGCCCCTTCGTCCTCAGACCATTGGCCGGGATATGTCCCATGGCTTTTCCGGCAGCTATGCCAGACAGCCGGATATGATCGTCACCACCGCCCCTTTGGGCGGAGCGGAGGACATACCCTTCGGGATGCCCCTGGTACGGGGGCAGAAGGGCGAGGTGATCCCCATGGGGGCTGGAAACACCGGAAACCAGTTCATCGGCGTGGCCGGCCGGGAGGTCAAGTCCGCGTCCGAGTTTTACAGCCAGAATGAGGGGCGGTACGGCCCGGGAGAACCAGTCTCCGTATTCCAGCGAGGGTGCATCAACGTAAGGTGCCGGAAGGGCGCTCCGGCGGTGGATGGAACAGTCTATGTCCGGGTAACTGCCAGCGGAGGCTATCAGCCGGGCGACTTCGAGGCGGAGGCGGACGGGGAAAACACTGTGGCGCTGGTCAACGCCCAGTGGGGCGGCCCGGCGGACGGGAATGGCGTGGCCGAGCTGCGCATTGCCTATGTGGGGCCAGTGCCCGCAGCGCAGGGCACTGCGGGGCCTCAGGGCCCCAAAGGGGACCCCGGCCCACAGGGGGAACCGGGACCGCAAGGGGAAACTGGGCCGCAGGGGCCCGTAGGACCGGAAGGCCCCAAAGGGCCAAAGGGTGACCAGGGGCCGGCCGGGCCGTCGTATACACTGCCCGCTGCCGCCGCAGCCACCCTCGGAGGCGTGAAGCAGATGGCCGCCATTGCGGACCTGAGCGCAGCCCCCACGCAGCAGGATTTCAACAACCTATTGGCCGCGCTCCGCACCGCGGGGATGCTGGCTACATCGTAAGGAGTGAATATTATGGGACTCAACCCCCAGGTGATCGGCAAGGAAATGCCCCACGGGTTTGCGGGCTGTTACGCCCGGCAGCCTGACATGATTGTAAACACGCGCCCCGCCGGAGGCGGCGCGCCCATTCCCTTCGGCACGCCGCTGAAATACGACGGAGCAGAGGTAGTCCCCATGGGAGCAGCCGCAACCGCGGCCCAGTTTGTGGGCGTGGCTGGAGCTGAGATCAAGAGCGCGCTCACCTATCTAGACCAGAGTCAGGGCCAGTATGCCCCTGGCGAGCCGGTGAGCGTCTTCCAGCGCGGGGCCATCAATGTGAAGTGCCAGCGCGGCACTCCCGCTCTGGGCGGCGCGGTCTATGTCCGCATCACCGCTAACGGCAGCTTTTCCACCGCCGCTGTGGGAGGCTTTGAGGCAGAGGACGACAGCGGCAAGGTGGTGCAGCTCACCAATTGCCAGTGGGCAGGGCCCGCCGATGCCAACGGTGTCGCGGAGCTGCGTATCCTGACCATGAACAACGCCTGATAGGAGGGACATAGAATGAGCTTTCAGAATGTAGGAACCTACAATGCGGGGGTGTTTACCCCCAAGGCGGCCGGTCCCGCCCCCGTGGGCGGCGTGCCCGTCATGGACGCCGACGGCATCGCCTCTGGGGGCGCCTTTCTAGTGAGTGAGCTGGAGAAGCGCGACCCCCTGATCCGCAAGCCACTGACCAGCTTTACCTATCCCAGGGACATCGTAATCCAGACCGGCGGCGGCTGGGTGGACTACGTGTCCGCCATGAGCGTGGCCTATGGTATCACCGGCGGCGCGGTCAACAGCCCCGTGACGGCCGGCGGCGCCAACGGCATTCCCGTGGTGCAGGCCAGTGTGGACAAGGGGGTATACAAGGCCCACGTGTTCGCCGCCGCCCTGCGGGTGATGTTCCAGGATATGCAGCGGGCCAACTACATCGGCCGCAGCCTGGACAACCTGCTCCAGGACGGCGTGAGAATGGCCTACGACAAGCACATGGACGCCAATGGTTATGTGGGTATCGGGGACTACGGGACCACCGGCCTGGTCAACAACCCAGACGCCACCGAGACCACCGCCGTCAACGGCGCAAAGGGCACCGCCACCTGGGCCACCAAGACCCCACAGGAAATCCTCAAGGACGTGAACGACGCCATTACCTCTGTGTGGGCCGCAAACGAGTACGACGAGACTGCCGTGCCCAACCACATCCTCATTCCCTATGAGCAGTACAACTACATCCTCACCACTATGGTTACCGACCTGGCCACTGAGACCATCTATGACTTCCTGCTGAAGAACAACGCGTCGGCCAAGAACGGCGGCTCCCTCTTCATCGGGGCCACCCGGTGGTGCAAGGGCGCGGGTACCGGGGACAAGGACCGGATGGTGGTCTATGTGAACCACGAGCGCTTCGTCAAGATGGACGAGCTGGTGCCCATGAGCCGCATTATGTCCGCCCCTAACGTGGCCAATGTGTGCTACGACACCGCCTACATGGCCAACCTCTCCGAGGTGCAGATCTTCTACCCCACCTCTATCCTGTACGTGGACGGCATCTGAGGAGGGCGCGCATGTTTGTACTGAGCAAACGGAACATTGTCATTCCCGCCCCGGACGGCTCTGCTTCCGTCCGGCTGCGGGCTGGCATGATGGAGACTGTGCCCGGCTGGGCGGCTGAGACGGACTATTTCCGGGCCCTTGTCAGAGATGGAAAAGTTGTGCCCTCCGGCACTTCCGACAGGGAGGGACAGAAAGCGGCGGAGAAAAAGGTAAAGACCCGACGGGGCGCGGAGACCACCGAGGAATAGGAGGCGGGAGCCATGTTCTACTGGGGCCAGCCGCAATTTTACGGTGTGCGGGCCGCGGCGGCCAACCTTGGCAACAGCGCGGGGAATTACACGGCAGAGCAATTCCAGGAGGATTTCCCGCAGTTCTTTACCGGGTTGGGGGAGAGCTTGCTGCCCAGGACCATGCTGGATGAGTTCATCCGGCAGGCCAATGCTGCCATCCAGCCGGACAAGTGGCTGGACGGCTGGCGGTACGCCGCAGGGCTGTATACGGCCCACTATGCCACGCTCTACCTGAAAACCTACGCACCCTCCAGCGAGACGCCCGGGCAGGCCGCGGCCACCGGGGCGCTGGTGGGGGTGGTGGCCTCGGCCAAGCTGGGGCAGGACAGTGTCACTTATGACACAGACGCCCTCACGAAAGCGACGGAGGACTGGGGCGACCTGAACGCCACCCAATACGGGCAGCTTCTGGCCACAAAGGCCAGGCTGGTGGGCATGGGAGGGAGTTATGTCTTATGAATTTCCATGACTGGTACACCGATACCGTGGACATCTGGCGGGTGGTTCCGGTACAGGATGAGAGCTTGACACGCCACGAGCGGAGAGAGCTGTACCGGAATATCCCTTGCCGCCTCTATCAGGTGGAAGCGCCGGAGATCCGCATGAGCCAGGCCGCGGCATCAGCAGACCAAAAGGACTGGCTCCAGTGTGACAACGAAGTGGACATCCAGGCCGGTGACGAGCTCATCATTCACCGGGGGGCGGTTCTCGGCAAGAGCATCCCGGACATACGCGCCTTTGCCTCCGGCCCCAACCACTTTTTTGAGCCCTTCGGGGCTATCATGCCGGGACTGGCCCACCAGGAAATCCGTCTGCTCCAGCAGGAGCGGGTGAAAGGCGGTGTGGAAGATGAACCTGGAGGAGCGCATAAGGCAGCTCAGACAGGCTAAGACGCAAATTCCGGGTATTCTGGCGCGGGCCGGAATGAATGCTGCCCTGCGGGCCGTGGAAAAGGCAGTGGAGGAGACGCCGCCCACCGTCAACAGTCTGCGCGGAACCAACACCCGCACCGGAGAGATGAAGCAGCACTGGGTGACCGACAGCCGTCCCAGACCGGTACGGCAGGGGGACAGCTATGTGTCGGAGCTCAACAACGACAAGCAGTACGCCTCCTTTGTCAACGACGGGCACCGGATGGACCGCCACTTTGTGCCTGGGCTGGTCATCAATCCGGGCTCCGGGCTGCTGGAATTTAACCCAGACGGAACGGGCGGTATCGTGGTAGGTACCCGGACGGCCTATGTCCCCGGCCTGTTCATGGTAGACAAGGCGGTGGAGGAGTACCGCCGGGTACTGCGGGAGGAGTTGAAGGGATTGGAGGAGCTGATGGAATGAACCTGACTGTAACCACCATCGCCAAATCCCTGGCGGACTACCTGGCCCCCTGCTTCCCAAGTGTGGCCTTCTACGAAGACCCCAACCAGCAGGGCAGCCGTACCCCTTGCATGTTCCTCCAGACCCGCTACAACTACCTGACCCTGGAAACGGGCGGGTTCTGGCGGCGGAGGATGGGGCTTGACCTCACCTATCTGGAGGACTACAACCGCCCGGATTTGCAGCAGAGGTACCAGCGGGCAGGGGAGAACCTGGATCTGCTGATGGAGACCTTCCCCTACTCCGACGGGGAGACGGCGGGAACCATCCTGCTGCGGGCCCATGAACGGGAATGGCGCATAGATCTGGACGCCCTGCACTATCGTTTCGAATTGCTGGAGCGGGTATCTATCCCCGAAGCTGTGGTCAAGATGCAGGCCATGAACTACGACGAGAGGCTGAAAGATGAAAGCTAAAAAGTACCGGCGGGAGATTCTGCTGAAAGCTCACCGCTATGCGAAATATCAGCAGGACTTCCTCGGGGTAGTCCTGTGTAAGAGCGAGTATACCATCGCCGAGGCCGACAAGGCGGTCAAGGCATTCTTCAAAGACAAGGAGCGTGATTGACATGGCAGGAGGTACCTGGGCGAGCCAGAACAAGGTGCGGCCCGGCGTCTACATCCGGTTTGCCTCGGACCGGGGGCTGGGGCTCACGGTCAGCGACCGGGGCGTGGTAGCCATCGCGGAGGCCATGAGCTGGGGCCCGGTGGAGACGGTGCAGGAGATCGAGGCCGGGGCCAATATGACCCCCTACACCGGGTATGACATCACCAATCCCAAGAACCGGTTCCTCAACGAGATCTTCAAGGGCACCAACCGGACGGCGGCCCCCAATAAGCTGCTGCTCTACCGCCTGGGGGCCACCGGGCAGAAGCAGGCAAGCGCAGAGGTTTCGCCCCTGACGGCCACCGCAAAGTATCCCGGGGTTCGGGGCAACAATATCTCCATCGTCATTACCGAGCTGACTGACCCGGAGGATGCTTTCGCCGTGTCCACTGTGGTGGGCGGGGAGATTGTGGACCAGCAGACCGCAAAGACGGTGGAGGAGCTATCCGCCAACGACTGGGTGGCCTGGAGTGGTACCGGAGCCCTGGCCGCCACGGTGGGAAAGGCGCTCTCCGGCGGCGCCGATGGTTCTCCCGCATCCGCCGATTACACCGACTTCCTGGCAGCCATCGAACCCTACAAATTCGACGTACTCATTTACGACGGCGCCGACACCACCGTGCAGGACGCGATGGTGGCCTTTGTGAAGCGCCTGGCGGCGGAGGAGGGGGCTTATACCCAACTGGTGGCCGCGGGGCTCACCAACCCGGACGACCGCTTTGTGGTCAACATCATGAGCGGCGTTGTGCTCAGCGACGGCACCACCCTCACCCCCCAGCAGGTGACCTGGTGGGCGGGCGGGGCCCTGGCTGGGGCCCAGTATAACGAGTCCCTGACCTACGCCGCCTATCCCAACGCGGTGGACGTGTCCCCCAAGCTGACCAACTCCGGGTACATCGACGCCCTGACTGCCGGCCAGTTTGTCCTCTTTGCCGACGACGGGGTGGTGAAGGTGGAGCAGGATATCAACTCTCTGGTGACCTATACCACCGATATCACCGGGCCCTACCACAAGAACCGGGTGATCCGGCTGCTGAACACCGTCGCCAACGACATCTATCAGCAGTTCTCTGACGGCTACATCGGCGTGGTCAACAACAACGAGCAGGGCCGCATGATGTTCAAGAGCGCCATCGTGGGGTATCTGCTGGACATCCAGGCCAATAACGGCATTCAGAACTTTGAGGCCGAGGACGTGACCGTAGAGCCCGGCGAGGCCATTGACGCCATCGTGGTCAACCTGGCGATCCAGCCGGTGGACAGCGTGGAGAAGATCTACGTCACCATCACCGTGAATTGAGGGAGGTGTGAATATGGCTTATCTGCTGGCAAAAGACACCGTCACCGGCGCGGAGGGCTCCGTGGTGGTTACCAAAGAGGGCCGGAACTATGTGGTGGCCGGTATGCGGAACATCACCACCAATGCGGAAATCCAGAGCAGCGATATGCGGGTCATTGGCACCCGCACCATCCAGGACAAGCCCAACGGGGCCAAGCTGACGGGTACCGGCAACATCTACTACGGCACCAACCTGTGGACGGACATGGTGCTCCAGTACATCCAGACGGGCGTTATGCCGGAGTTTGATATTCAGATTACCAACTCCGATTCCGCTTCGGCGACACTGGGCTCCCAGGTTATGGCCTATTACGGATGCCACCTGACCGGCACCGTGCCCCTCTCCGTTCTGAACAGTGAGGAAACCATGCTGAACTATGACTTCAACTTCGCCTACACCCGCGTGGCACGGCTCCAGGCGTTCAACGATCCGGCCCAACTGGGTAATTAAGGAGGAACCGATATGAGTAAGCTTTCCGCATTTCTGCATCCCGTCACTACCTCGGAGGAGAAGGAGGTTGTCATCTCCAACCGCTTTCAGGACGAAAGTGGCCAGCCCGTGCCCTTCAAGATCCGGGCGCTGACCCAGGAGGAGAACGACGCCATCACCCGGCAGGCCACCCGCCGCCGGAAGGAGGGCGGACAGACAATCGAGCAGTTGGACAGTGTGGATTTCACCCGCCGCATGGTGGTGGCCGCCACGGTGGAACCCGACTTTTCCAGCAAGGAGCTGTGCGACGGGTGCGGCGTCCTGGACCCGCTGCTGGTGCCCGGTAAATTGCTGCTGTCCGGCGAGTATGCCCGGCTGGTCAAGGAGATTACGAAGCTGTCCGGCTTTGCGGAGCAGGAGGATGAGGTAAAAAACTGATGGACGGGGCCGGCTGGGACACGGAGATGCTGGTGGCATATTACTGCTTCGTGAACCTCGGCTGGGCCCCGTCCCGGTATGACGCCCTCCCGTCCAGGGAGAAACGGCTGGTGACCGAGTTCGCCCTGAAAAGCATGAGAGACCAGAAGGAAGCCCAAGACCGGGCGAATCGGAGGTGAGAGCATGGCCGCAATTCGAGAAACCCTGATTCTGGAGGATAAATTCACGTCCACCATGACCCAGTGCTTACAGGTAGCGCAGAGGATGGCAAACATGCTGGACGATGTGCGGGCTTCCACGATGAATGTGGAAACCGCCGCTGCGGCCACAGCTGTACAGATGCAAGAACTTGCGGGGAAGATGACGCAGACCAACAGCCGGGGGACATCCCTGCTTGGTACGATCCGCAACCTCGCAGGCACCTTCTTGGGTATGCAGTCCGTCCGCTGGCTGGTAAACACCTCCGACCAGCTCACCAGCATCAACGCCCGGTTGCGGCTCATGACCGGCAGCGCCGAGGCGGCGGCCGCAGCCCAGGAAGAGATTTATCAGGCGGCCATGCGCAGCCGTGGAGCCTACGCCGATATGGCGGACTTTGTTTCCCAGCTCGGCACGGTAGCCGGGAACGCATTTACAGGAACGGACGAGCTGGTGGCTTTCGCCGAGCAGATTCAAAAGCAGATGGCGATCTCCGGGGCCTCCGGTGCGTCTGCCCAGGCCGCGCTGGTGCAGCTTACCCAGGGCCTGGCCTCCGGCACCCTGCGGGGCGAGGAGCTCAATTCGGTGCTGGAGCAGACCCCCATGATTGCCCAGACCATCGCGGAGTATATGGGCGTCACCATTGGGGAGATGCGGGAGCTGGCCAGCGAGGGAAAGGTCACCGCGGAGGTGGTCAAGAACGCCATGCTTGGGGCGGCGGAGGAGACCAACGCCCAGTTTGAGCAGATGCCCATGACCTGGGCGCGGGTGTGGACGATGTTCCAGAACGTCGCCATTCAGGCCCTTGACCCGGTGCTGGATGCAATCTCCTGGCTGGCAAATAATATCGACCTAGTGGGCCCCATTGTCCTGGGCCTGGGTGCTGCGTTCGGCGTGTTCCTTCTGGCAGCCAACTGGACCAACATTTGCACGGCGGCGACTACGGCCTTGACAACCGCACAGGAGATGCTTGGGGCGGTCATGGCGACCACCTGGGGGCTGCCGCTTATCATCATTGCGCTGGTGATCGGGGCCATTTACGCAGTGACGGCGGCGGTGAATCACTTCGCCGGGACCAGTGTGTCGGCCACTGGAATTATTGCCGGAGCAGTGCTCACAGTAGCCGCGATTATTGGAAATACAGTCATCGGATTGCTCAATGGAATCATTCAGGCTGTATGGTCTATCTTTGTGACGCCTTTTCTTGGAATCATCGAATGGGTCCTGAATGTTACGAACGGCGGGTTTGATTCGTTCGGCGGGGCAGTCGCCAATTTAATCGGAAATATTATCTCCTGGTTTCTAGATTTGGGCAAAGTTGTGACGAAGATTATTGACGCCATCTTCGGAACAAATTGGACCGCCGGCCTCACTTCGCTGCAAGACTCCGTCCTCAAGTGGGGCAAAAACGAAAACGCTATTACATTGGACAGGAATGCACCGACGATTGATTACCGGTTCAACTATGGAGACGCTTGGAACACGGGCTATAACTGGGGAGCCAATCTGTTCAGCGGAAATGGGAACGACGCCGTTGGCGCGGCTCTTTCCGGCGTGCCCTACGACGAGCTCTCCGGCCAGTTGGGCGATATCGCCGGGAGCGTAGGGAGCATCGAGAAGTCGGTCAAGATGAGCGACGAGGACATCAAATCCCTGGTGGACGTGGCGGAGCGGCGGTATGTGAACAACGTCAACCTGACGGCGCAGACTCCGGTGATCACGGTCAACGGAGCCAACACCGGGCGGACCGCCGCCGACCGCCAGAGCCTCGCCAATGCCATCCGGGACATTCTGATCGAGCAGACCGCCTCCGGCTCCACGCGCAGCACGGCGCGGCCCGCAAGCGGATAAGAAAAGAGGAGGCCGGTATGTCCGTCAATAACTTCGGATTGTTTTTCACGCGGGACGGTACGGTCATCCGCCTGCCGGTGAACCCGGAAAAGCTGCCCGTGGCCCGGGACAACGACAACAGCGAATACAACGTGCTGGGCATCGGCCCCATCATGATCCCCCGCATACCCAAGCTGCGGGAGGTAACCATTTCCTCCTTTTTCCCCGGGCGGGAGTTCTCTGGAAGCAATCAATGGGGCGCCTTCCACCCGCCTGAGTATTACATCCAGTTCTTTGAGAGCGCCATGAACGACAAGGCGCCCATCATCTACACCCCTGTGCGGTACTATGAGAACGGGGAGCCATTCATGACTGGCGACACCGGCTTTGAAGTGCTGGTCACCCAGTTCAACACCGAGGAGCGCGGAGGGGAGACCGGCGATTTTTACTACGATCTGACTCTGACCGAGTATCGGGATTATACCCCGCAGTCTCTTTCTGCACAGAGCGGCCGGCAGCCCGCGGGGATGCCGGTGGAAGTCACAGCGGAACCCTCCCGCACAATCCCGCAAGGACAGCTTTATGCTGGTGCGGCGTGCATTGCCAACGGCTCCTATTTTTACACCAGCTACGGGGATGAGCCCCACGGCACGGCCTCCGGACGGAGGGTATTGGTGTCACGGATTGTAGACGCCACCCGCCCCGCCAGCGTCCACATCACAGACGAAGCCGGGAATCCCCTGGGCTGGATAGACAAAAACGCCCTCCAGGTGGTGAACGATACGTGAAGACAGAGCTGATTATTGCCAACAAGTCCAGCGGGAAGATGTGGGAGATATCCAACTCCGTGCCGGAGGTTACCTGGAGCACGGAACGCACCGGTTCGCCGGGCACACTGAAATTCAATGTGCTGAAAGCCGGGGATCTGAGCTTCGCCGAGGGCGATATCGTCCGGTTCTCGGCGGACGGCCAGCTCCAGTTCTACGGCTGGGTATTCACCAAGAGCAAGGACCGCTGGGGGGAGATTCAGGTCACATGCTACGACCGCATCCGCTATCTGAAGGCCAACGCATCCTATAACTTTGAGGCGCAGACCGCCGGGGATATGCTCCGGCAGATCGCCGCCGACCTCCAGATTGACGTGGGGCAGGTAGCGGATACGGGGTACGCTATCCCGGACTTCTATAAGGAGGACGAGAGCTGCCTGGATATCCTGGGGGAGGCCATCCAACAGACCCTGCTCAACACCGGGAACATCTATGTGCTGTTCGATGATGGAAACGGACTGGCCCTCCGGCAGCCCCGGGATATGGTCTCCAACGTGGTCATCGGCGACATGTCCCTGCTGACCGACTACACCTACAAGACCGACATCGACGAGCAGACCTACAACCACGTCAAACTGGCCCGGCCCAACGAGGAGACCGGCAGGGCGGATGTGTTCGTAGCTGAGGACAGCGCCACAATTGGACAGTGGGGCATGCTCCAGCTCTACCAGACGGTGGATGGCACCATGAATGACGCGCAGGTACAGGCCCAGGCCCGGGCCACCTTGTCGTGCTATAACCGCCGGATGCGGACGCTGAAGGTATCCTCCCTGGGGGTGCCCGGCCTGCGGGCGGGACAGATGGTGCTCATGAAGGTGCAGGGTCTTGGGGATATCAATCTCGACCAATACGTCCTTTTGGAGAAGGTGACCCACACCTGGGCAAATGACGACCACACAATGGAGTTTGAGACCCTGGGGCTGGAACATGTGTAAGAGGTGAGTGCGTGGATCTGAAAGATGTTCTGTACCAGATGATGCAGGAGAACACCGCCGCCGGGCAGCCAACAGACCTGCGGGTGGGCACGGTGACCAGAGAAGAACCGCTGGAGATTACCATTAACCCTGCCACATCTCCCCTGAGACGGAGGCAGCTCTGCCTCACTGAGCCGGTGATTGAGAAGAAAATCCCGGTGCTGGCCCACAGGCACCGGATTCAGACCCTCTCCCACACCCATGCCAACTCGGCGGGCACCACCACCACGGGACTGGACGGCTCCTACCTGGGGGAATACGCTCTGGTTTCTGAGGGGGCGGACGCCGCCCTACAGGGGGAGGACATTGTGTGCTGGGAGGACGGGAAGAAGCTGCCTGTCAAGGACGGTTTTATTATCCTGAACCGCAGGCTGGAGGAGGGGGACAGAGTGCTCCTGCTGCGGGTACAGCACGGGCAGAAGTTCATCGTCCTGTCCCGGATTTTTGAGGAGGAAGCCTGATGCCGACTTTGCCTACATCCACTATCGACCTGTCCGCCGGGGTGTCCTTCGTCTCCCAGCCATCCAGGACGTGGTATATCAACAAGGAAACCAACCGCATCCAGGGGGAATGTGACGGCTGGTATTCTGTCCGGCAGGCTGTGGAGGTCATTCTCAATGTGGAGCGGTTCCGCTGGCAGATTTATTCCCCCTACTCCGGGATGCAGTGGGATGGGCTCATCGGGCAGGACCCGGGGTATGTGGCCTCGGAACTTCAGCGGCGTATCACCGATGCGCTGAAAATGGACGACCGGGTGCGGGGGATCTCCGGCTTTACGTATGCCGTGGAAGGGGATATGTTGAGGGCCTCCCTCACCGTGAACACAGTATATGGAGAGATGCAGACCAGTGTGGAGGTGGATATCACTTGATTGACCTTACTCAAGAGACCTATGCCAGCCTCCGTCAGGAGATGCTGGACCGGGTGCCCGATACTTATGACAAGCGGGACACGGCCCCCATCCCCACGGCCATCTCCCCGGCGGCCTACACCCTGGCGGGGTTCTACCTCACTCTGGACCGGGTGCAGCGGGCGGCCTTCGTGCAGACGGCTGTGGGGGATTCCCTGGATATGCTGGCTGTGATTGGCGGCCTGACCCGATATCCGGCCTCCGCCGCGGTACGCCTGGGCGTGTTCAATACCTCTGTGCCCATTGGAGCCCGGTTCTCCACCATCAACGGAGCGGGCTCAATCAACTTTACCGTAACGGCGGCAACCGATACGGGGAACCAGTACCAGCTGGCCGCGGAGACCCCCGGCGCCATCGGAAACGAGTACACCGGGCCCATCCTGCCGATTACCGCCATTCCGGGGCTGACCAGTGCACAGATTACGGATATCCTGGTGCCTGGTGACGACACAGAGACCGACAGCGCATTTCGGGAACGGCTGATTGAGGCGCTCAATAACCGTCCCTTTGGCGGCAATATTGCCGACTACCGCCAGAACGTCCTCGCCATTGACGGCGTGGGCGGGGTGCAGGTATACCCCACCTGGAGCGGCGGTGGCACTGTGAAGCTGTCCGTTCTGGGGGCGGATTTCCTGCCTGCCTCATCCACACTGGTGGAGAAGGTGCAGAATGCCATCGACCCGCCCCCCAACCAGGGGCTGGGGCTGGGCTTGGCCCCTATCGGGGCAAAGGTGACGGCGGTGGCCCCGACAGAGTTGGCGGTGAATGTCTCCGCCACCCTCCTGCTGGCCGCCGGATATGCCATCGGACAGGTGCAGGAACCGGTGGAGCAGGCCATTGAGACATATCTGCGCAGCGTGCGGCAGGGGTGGGACACCAACGTGTCCGCCAACAACGTGTCCTACGCTGCCGATGTGTACGTGGCCAGGGTTACCGCCGCTATCGTGGGGGTGGCCGGCGTGGTCAACGCCACCAACGTGCAGCTCAACGGCGGTACGGCAGATCTCCTCCTGACGGAGACGGGCGAAACCCAGCAGGTGCCCGTGATAGGGACGGTGACGCTGAATGAATCCAATTGAGCTGGATACCAACCTGCTGTCCCTGCTGCCCCCGTGGTACCGGGAGGTGCTGGACTATCAGCAGATCTGCTTGACCGAACAGCAGCAGTTTGAGGCCCTGGCGGAGGAAATCGTGGGTGTGGCTGACAATTTCTTTTTCCAGACGATGGACAAGAGGGCGGTTGGCATGTGGGAGCAGGTATTCCGAATTGTACCAAACCCACAGGTGGAAAGCCTGGCATTCCGAAGGACCCGCGTGCTCAACCGCATTTCTACCCGTCCGCCCTATACCCTGGGATTCCTCTATCAAAAGCTGGACGAGCTGATTGGGCCGGGTGAATGGAAGGTCACGGTAGACTACCCAAACTACACACTTTATATCGAAAGCGCGGCCCAAAACCAGAACTACGCCACCGAGCTGGCTTTCACCATCAACCGTATCAAACCGGCGCATATCGTGTGGGTCAACGCCCCGTTTGTGCGGACGGGGCTGCTGCTCTCCGAGATAATTTCGTCCGCGCAGAGAATTTATAACTACAGGCTGGGGGCGTGGGAGCTGGGGCGGCTGCCCTTCGCAACCGACGGCCCGGAGGGAGTGATTAAGATGCCTGAGACGCCATCCATCCAGCAGGCCCTCTTGGCCGGTGTGGCGAACTTCGTCAGCGGCGATGTGGCCTCCGCCCGGGTCAACGGAACAGTTGCGATTACCGGACTGACCAAGACCGTGGAGGGGTCGGAGCTGACCGTCACCTATACCATCATGCCGTCCCAGGCCACAGAGATCACCGCCCTGGAACTGCTGGATGCAGAGGGGAATATCCTCACGTCCTCCACCGTGTATATCCCTGTTACCACGAATGTGGTCTTGAAGCACATTATCCCTGTAGCGGAAGGAGTGGTAAGCAATGGCTGAAAATCCGATCAAAACTCCGCTTCCGGCGGACTTGCCGGAGGACTGGACCGGCGGACAGACCGTGGCCCCCACCGGGGCAGAGGTGGGCCTGAGCGAGCAGCACGGCTACAACTACCTCATGGAGCAGGTCAACGCCGCGCAGACGGCCGCTAAAGAGATCGGAGAGGCATTTTCGGGACTGGCGACGCTGGGGCCCGATGGCAAGGTGCCCGCCGGGCAGCTCCCTGACATAGGTGGATTCTATGAAGTGGAGGAGGCGGTGCCTCCGGCTTCCCGGAAGGCAAATACGCTCTATGGCCTGATTCTGGCGGACTATGCGGGAGGTGGGCACTAACATGCTTTATGTCTGGAATAAGTATTATATAAAGCACGTAGCGAAGGAAACTGTAACTAGTGACAAGTGGTATATAAGTTTTCCGGTTATACTTTGTTCTGGTTATACACTTGACAATCAAGGTAAATTTTACCCAACTACCACTTTGTCCACACTTGAGGATTCAAGGTACTTGGATCGCATGCCATCAAGCCGAGACGAATATCTCATCGACCATGGTAAATATATCATGTATAACGCGGGCGACGGTGGTAGATGGATGGTTACCGATGATTCAAAACTTTATCATAGTGAAGGCTCATTTAGAAGGTATGTCGCAGAGGAAACATACGGGGAGTTAATCCAAACTGTAACCAGCAGAAACGAGGCGGAATATCCTAAAAACGGAGTAAAGGATGGATATTATTATATCTATCAATCCGCAAAACCTGAAATTAGCAGTATAGATGTGCCAGATGCGGCTATGGTCGGTCAGACAATTGATATTACTTGGGAGTCCGCAGACAGCGCGGAAAACTACAAACTGGAGCGCAGGGTGGATTCCGGAGGCTGGACGCAGGTTTACGCGGGAGTCGCCCTGGTCTATAACGACAGAGCGCAGGCTGAGTGGACAAGTGTGCAGTACCGCGTGTCCGCAAGCATTTCTGGCGTATATGGCGATCCCATATTATCCAAGACCGTGAACATTGTCCCTTCGGATGCATTAAGAATATACATGCCAGAAGGCAATATTGGGGAAATCCATGGGGCGATAACGTATACAGCGTTGGCCTTAGACTTGAATAGGCCCATTCAAGTAACAGAGGTTTTTGAAAATACCGACAGCGATTACCAGAGAGAACTGACCTTGAAGTCTGGCGATAGTGTGACTATCCCGGTATCCAGGTTTCCGAGCGCGGCAGGAGGGCAATTCACTGTAAAGGCCGAGCAGGAAATCATGGATAACTCTTGGATAAGTGAAAACAGACAGTTATCCTACACCAAAACGCCTACCTCAATGCCAGACAGCCCGTACCGGGTAGAGCGGCTACAGGGCAAGGAGTGCGATGTCATGCCGCAGACCTTGGCCGAAGTGGTATTTATGCCGGATGGGTCGAGTGTGGCGGACAGGCTCGGCGGAGCGACCCTTGAAGGCGCAGCGCTTGGTACTTTTACGAGCAGCGTTGCCTTGCCATTCACGCCGGATGTGGTATGGGTTATATACGGAGGAGAAGGGGCCAATAGTATTCCGCCGTTTGCCATGCTATATCCAAAAGTACGAGCCCAAATTTCCACAGGGAGTAACAGAAGTCAGTATGTTACATGGAATGGTAGCACCAACATAAATTCAACTGGCAATCCGGCACAGCCGCTCAATTATGTAGCATTGAAATTCGGAGGTGCCTCATGACTATCATCGAAATCAACGCCCGTGAGGACGGCTCCCGCAATATCCAGTCCCGCCACGGTGCTGCCAGGGTGTGGGAAGATGGCTACATAGAGGTGCCCGTCCACCTGGAGGCCGCTGTTTGGGCGACCTATGGCTGGTGTGATCTCCAGATTGAGGAGGGGGTACTGGTGGGCATCACACCCACCAAGCGGCCCCCGGAGCCAGAGCCGGAACCTGAGCCGTCGCCTCTGGATCGGCTTGGGGCCCTGGAGGAAGCCCTGGCGCAGACCGACGAAACCGCTATCGCGCTCTTTGAGAGCCAGGCCGAACAGGCATCTATCAACGCACAGCAGGACGATGCGTTGCTAGATATATATGAAATGCTAGGAGGTTGAAGACAATGGCAGTAAAAGCAATCGCACACAGCTACTGGCGCAGCATCAAACGGGGTGCGCGCACCTTTGAAAGCGTCCTTGACCCCGTAAAGGAGGACGTGCGCACCCTGGCGCGGGCTGATGTGACCGACGGCGTCATCACCCAGGAAGAGTACCAGCAGTACATTGGCGAGAGCTACAAGCCCGCTGACGAAACCGTTTAAATCGGCCAAAGGCCGTAAAAATGAAAGGAAGTACCACAATGAAAAACATCAACTGGAACGAGCTCACCCCCGCTTGCTACGCGATCGCCAATGCCAACGATGTAGATGTGGGTGTAGGCGGCAGCATGGTACATAACAACATCCGCCACGGCAGGGCGGTGGACATCGGCGCGGAAAATCTGCCCGCGGCCTTCCGGCCTGACTGGGCAGCCCTGGGCGACGACGTAGATTTGGCCGCGGAAAATGATGAATTTAACGCCTGGATCAGAAAGCGCCAGGGTAACGTCAAGGCCCTGGCCGCCCTGTGGAACGCAAAGGACTATCAGGGCATGGTTGAGCTGATGGAAGGCGCCGCCGACCCCGGCCCCATCAACGGCGAGAAG